CGTCTCTCTGTGTGTATGGGACTTTTTTGGCCTTTGTCAAGGGGGACATTGGAAAAAGGTAAAGAGGGGGATAAGGTAAAGGTAAAGAAAGGGAGTAGAAAGCAAAAAAGAGAAAAACTTAAATATTTCTAGAAATTATTGCCTATGAATTCCCATTTTGACTGTCTTTTTAACTTTGTAAAGGGCATTCTGTTTTTTTTGTAAAGAATACCTCTACGGGGAAAAGCTTAAATATTGATGTGTTCTATAGGTCATGAATACCAAACATAAATATCGGAATAGGGCGGTAGAGCTAGAGCGCTTGATAAACGTATTGAAAAGCGTTGGCATATATAACGTAGAGGAATTGACAACGACATTCGCTAGAACAGTAAAGTCATATGTTGAACAATTGCACATAGAATTTTTGACGCCTGAAGAATTAGAGTACGTTTGGATTAAACTATTAGATTAGACTTTTTTCAAGCATTCAGCCCTCCCCTTTTTCTATGAAGTCGAAGGTGGATGCGCTTTCTAAAGGTGTCTTCTAAGGCCAGAAAAGAGGCCAGTTAGGTGTTGCTCCGACCCTCCTGCCGCTTACCCTTCAGCGAAAAGTTTAAATACCACCTCAATGCATTAAACTCATGAACACCGAACAAAAGAAGCAAATGGCAGAATCACTGGAAAAGATAACGGAGATGGCTAATATGATTGCAAGTGCTAGCCAATGGGAAAAGGTGAAAGAGGTCGCGAAAGACATCATTGCGTGGACTAGGCGCGATGCGCGGCGCTTCAGCGTGGAGGTGGATTTGGCAGTAGGCACGAGGATGGTCAGAGTGTATATGAAGGGGGCAGAGCGCTACATCGCCTATGGCGAGAAGGTAAACGACATGTCTTTGCGCCAATTGTTTGAGCACTTCTTTGAGGATAGTGGAGCGCTGGTCAACATGATAGAGAAGCTGGCAGAGGCTATCATCGAGGTAGCCAACACCGAAATCGAGAAAAATTCGGCATAACGCTTTCTCCTAACACTATCTTTTTTCCCCTCTTTTCCTTTCTTCATGATGAAAGGACCCTTCCCTCCATTCCTCCTCCTCCCAGCACTTGCGAATCCCAGATAATGGACGGGGAAGACGTTCCGCTCCCGGGGGCCGGACCTTCGGAATAAAATTTAAATATTTCTTCCTTTTTTCTTATCTATGTTTCAAGCAAGAACCGTTCATAAGGTGAAGATATGTGAAACGAAAAAGTACCCCATTATCAGTGAGCCTGAGGGCGACTTTTTATATACATTTAAAGTGGAACTGCAGATGCCTAATGAGCCTACATTAGACGATGTACTGGCCGCTACGAAAGGGAAATGGATATATAGACCCGTCAGGGTCTCATTTCACCTCAATCCGCCTGTGGAGGGCTTCCTCCACGTCCATACCCACCCCCACTTCAAAAATATAAAGAGGGAATACCTATTTCTTGCGCTTTCAAACCTCCCGCCAAAAGTAGAGGAAGACATGTTTGAGGGGGACTATAAAGTAAGATTTTACGGCGGCTACCATGAGCTATTGTTTGCCGCTTTACCGGGAGATAAAATCTTTATCAATATGTACAAGAAAGAGCCATTCCGAGGTAAACTGGAGATACTATTTTGCACCTCTTCTCCCCCGGTCTAACCTCTTTTTTTCTAGCCGCACCTCCTTTGGAGAAAAATTTAAATACCTTTCTTTTATCTTTACAACGTCGGTTGCTGGCGCATAGAACTTGAGGGAAAGAAGTAAATGGACAGGCCTTCTCATGTCTACTTGGGGAAGTATATAGAAGTGGCTAATTTTTTCTTTTTCCTCTTTTTTTCCCTTCGGAGAAAAGTTTAAATACGGTTGCGTTTTCTTGATCTTATGGAACCCGAACAAACTATATTCACCTACCCAGAAGAGCGAACTGTATATCGGGAGGTAGATGCTGAAAGGGCTGACGTATATTTGCCGGAGTATGTGGCTAAGGTTGTAAGGGATCAAGCGGAGATGCTGGGCGCCGAGTTATATATAGACGTTTGGTGGCCCTATGTATACATCACGTTCATCCGCAGTGCGGAGAAGGAGGTAGAGCGCTGTGTAGAGGAGAACTGGAAGGACGGCAAAGCGGAGGCGGAAGGCCAATGCAGAGAAAAGTGCGAAGGCGACGAAAAGTGCATAGAGGAGTGCATAGACGAGGTGCGTGCAACTATGTGGAACACGTGCAGAGAGGGCATCGCTGACGAGCTTAGGCCCTCCTTCGCCAAGGCATTATATGAGCTTGAATACGTATTTAGGCTTTATGGCATTGTAGTAGAACCAGAGATTCGGTATGACCATGAGGGGCTTAAGCTTAGAATAAAGCTGAAGGGCTACAGCGAAATCGCCCCCATAGGCCTTACAAAAGTGCTTCTGACATATGTAATCGATGCCGCTAAGACCAAATACTTTGCCGACCTAGAAAAGCTGGCCTATAAAACTGCAGTATTCCTATTCCGCACCTTAACCGTTGAAAGGGTTGTCAAATTAATCCACTCCATAACCAAGGAGAACATCAAAATCACGAGGACGCTTGATGAGTATATCGACTTAAGGAGGTATGAAATAGTGCTTGAACACGAAGACGTTAAGATAACCTTCCACATCACAGAGGAAAGAGAGAGGCACATATGGATCATAAGGGACATCACTATAAACGCTGTAGAATTCACAGAAGTGGCAGACCTAGCCTCAGCCTAGGTTTTTTCCCGCTTACCCCTTCGGAGAAAAGTTTAAATATTTCTTTTTTCTTATAGAGACATGGAACCCAAAATTCTGAATAAATCCCAAGATAAGGCTAAAGAACTTAAGACAGAAAACAGAAGACTAAAGAGGGAGCTAAAGGACATTCAGAACAGATATGAGATACTTAAGCAAGACTTTGATCGCGTCATGAAACACTCCATATTCCTTGAGGAAATAACGGCTAAACTAATCTCTACACGCTACGGAGATAAGGTAAAGGTTGACTTTAACAGATACGAGATTTGCATTGACCAGAAATGTGTAGGATTTCCCGACTACAGTGAACTACTAATGGCCCTAAAGATACTACCCATTTTACTGTAACATCCTTATTTTTTTCTCTTTACATTTTTTTCTTTCCGTGTGATGAAAACTCGGGAATGCCTAAACTAGGATGGGCAGACAGCTCTATCTGACCCTTCGGAGAAAAATTTAAATATTTCTTTTTCTCTTTCCTTTATGGATCAGAGCAGGATCATAAGGCCAAGTCCTTGGTGTCAGGAAGAGATCTGGAGGACAATATACGGAATCGAGGCGGAGCTTAACTATATCGATAACCCGCGGTTCCCCACGGTTGTTAGGTTTACCGTGGCTCGGGACAGCGTGGTTTTAGAGGATGAAAGCACCCAGAACTCGATAGAGTTGCATAAAGGCGTAATAACGGTGAAAACGCGCCCATGTATCATGTCTGTAAGCAAATATGAGGCGGTGCTGTTTCAATGTGAAAAGCTTGAATATGAGGAAGGGAGATGGCTCTGGTTTGACAGAAACATCGTTCCGTTTCTTGATGCCGAATACATCGAGGCGGAAAAGCTGTATGAACGCTTAAGGCACATCTTTAAGGTGCTGGCTGGGCATATTACGGATAAGCTGGGTTTTTAACCTTTTTTTCCTCCCCTTTACTCTTCGGAGAAAAGTTTGAATAATTTGGCTTCTTTTTCCTCCTATGCCGATATTTGAGCTGAAGCCGTGGGAGGGAGAAATAGAGCTCGAAATATGTGGGTCGTTGTTCTGTGTAGAGCTGAGGGATAAGGGGGATTTAGTACGCCTCTACTATGAGGAGTACAACGACAAGAGGGGTGAAGCGTTGATGCTTGTTTTGGTAAAGAAGGAGGGCTATAAGGAGTACGTCGAAAAATTTGCTGAGTTTGATTTGCCAGAGGTTCCGATAGATTCTCCTAATGAGAAGAACGCCGAATTCTACACCACATATAAATCGGCTCTGGATCTATACAACGAGGGAAAAAGGACATCGCTATACACCAAGTGGGAAGAAGGCGGCATGACAATCTCCCTCTCGATTATGATGTTTAAGAGGGTGGTTGACGTGGACTTAGACGTTTTCTACAGCCCCTACAGGTTGCACTACAACTTCAACGCAGAGAGCAAAAGACCGCAGGTGTTGCTGGCGCACCGGATTCAAGACGTCATAGGGCTCTACACGCTTTTCGAGGAATATGTGAGGAAGTAACCGGCAATAAAACTTAAATATTTCTTTTTTCTCATTCTCCTATGTCGTACTTAAGGAAGATCCTAAACCAGGTGGATCCAAGCCTGTCGGCAAACATCATCGCCATGAAGTTGGTCAAAATGTGCGAAGAGAACAAAGAACTTTGCATGAAGTATCTATATGAGCGCTGAGCTACTACAAAGGCCGGTGTTTTTCTCCATTCGCAAAAACAGTAGCTACTTTGCGTGGCGCCCATATGGAGAATTCTTCAACTTTAGGTCGGTGTGTATTGAGCCTATAGGGGAGGATGCCTTTGTTGTATACGCTGGAGAATGCCTTAAGGTTCAGCAATTGGGCAGGAAGTATTTGGTTTCTGCGGCTAGGTTTAGGAAGCTCGAAAACGGGATTTATATTCTCACGGAGGAGGAAAGCGGGAAGTACATATTCCGGCTTGTCAAACCCCTTCGGGGAAAAGCTTAAATAATGTTCTACTTTCTTTGGTTACATGAAAAACAGGGGAGACGCATGCGGATGCATTGCAAGGTTCTTAAACGAATACCCTAGGGCTTCAGTTGCAGATTTAAACGGGCTCAAATATGAGGATAATTCCTGCTATGTGGAATGCTCCAACGGCATCATAAGGGCATATGCATATGAAATCGTTGGTTCCAGCCGCTACAGAATAGGGGAATGTGTAATGACAATATGGTGAGGGAGGCAGTTATCCACAAAGTAGTGAGGCTTATCTACACGACGTATAGAGGCAGATGCGTTACGCTGGGTCAGATTGCTGATTTCGTTAGGAAGAGCGACCAGAAGGCGTCTTATTCACTAGTAAAGCTGGCTCTTGATGTTTTGGCGAAAGATGGAAAAGTGAAGAAAGTGAAGCTGTATAAGTCTTACACCATCTACTGTGTGGGGAAAGAGCCTAATCTTGTCGATGTTGTTGACCACAAAAGGATCGAGGAATGCATTGACAAACACCCGAAATCATTTATGCTTATGCAGGTTGCGGAGTGTGTTCTGGGGCATAGGCCGTCTGGTTCCCCCATGTTGATATACAGCGCAGTTCTTTACGTCTTGGCGAGAATGGTTAAGAAGGGAAAGATTTATTCCTTTACCGTGCTTGGGGATTCCAGAGATAGGCTTAAAGTCGTTATCCAGAAATAGGACGCTTACCCCTTCGGAGAAAAGCTTAAATACTTCCCAGTTTCAATAAGGACATGCCCAAACAACAAAACCAACAAACCCCCGAGTTCAATAAAGACCAATGGTTAAGTCTGGTAAAGGAGAGGATAATGAAGGAGCCCTGGGGAAGTGGAAGGGTGTGGACAGATGGGACGTTAACTGTGGAGGTGGTTAGGGTGGGTGAAACAGAGGATTTGATGCTTAGGATAAGGACTCCCATGATGAAGAACGCCATAAAGCTAACGAGGAAGGAGCACATAGACTCGCTAATTGAGCTGTCTAAGGCAATTGCTGAGAATGAGAAGAACCTGAGGGATAAGCTGGAGGCAATAAGGGAAACATTCAAAAGCAGGATGAGGACAGAGGAGGAGGAGCTTTAATCATGTCCATCGAAATAAGAAAAGATTTCATAGAGAAGTACAGAAAGGCCAGAGAACAGGTGGAATCGGGTAAAGAGAGGGCTTTGGCGGTTGTGTTGGGGGTAAGCGATGGGATAAAGTACCGCATCACAATGCGCAAAGGCGGTAGGGGCATAATCCATACACTCGAAATAATGAATGACACCAGCACCATTCCCGCAGTAAAGATAGACCTATTGGGGAATTGGGAAGCTGTCTTGGATGAAGCTGACTATGTGCTGAGCAATATGAGCATGGATGACTTCAGGAAGGTGGCTGAGTTCATCAAGGATAACCTGACTCAGCCCCGTTCCCGGGGTTCAGCGAAAGAAATTTAAATATTCCCCTTTTTTCTTCTTCTATGGAAGTTCAAACTGTCCCACTTGACTCCATCGTCGTTTCGGAAAACTACATCCTTACTCTCCACCGCCGCAATACATGCGAGGCAATACGCATAACCGGGCTGATGATGCCGGTGGTGGTGAAGAAGGAAGGTGGGAAGTTCATCTTGGTTGATGGTTATGAGCGGCTGATGTGCGCCAAGGAATTCGGCTGGCAGGAGGTTCCCGCCATCGTTACGGAGGATCCCCGTGTTGACGTCCTCCGCTTGGCATTGAACTACGTCAGGGGCAAAGTATGCGGCATAGATGTGCTCCTCTACGTGTGGCAGTTGTCTCAGCAGTACGACGCCTCGGTCTTGGCGAAGATACTGGGAAGGGAGTACGACACCGTGAGGAAGTACCGCAACGCCGCGGAGGCGTTGATGGCGCTTAAGCTGAGCAAGGAGGAGTTCCAGGAGCTCCACAACAGCTGTACCCCACTCCGGAAGATTATTCCGTGCGCTTTCGACTCGAAGGACAAGAAGCAGTTTTTCCAATGCCTGACGTATAAACCCAGCGGGAAGAAAGTGAGCCCGGAGCTGATTAGGAAGGCGGCTGAGCTGGAGAAGGATCCAGATATGCGTATAGCTGTAGATGTTGTTGACATGCTGGGTAAGGACAGGATAATGAAGCTGGCAGAGATTTGGGACATAGCGAAGAAGACTATATGCACAAGGCTTGACAAGTACAAGAAGAAGCTGTTGCCTGAGGACTACCGGTTGCTTGAAATGCTATGTCAGTAGGCCAGGTTAGATTCCCTAGGTGGATTGAGGTATGCGGCAGGAGGATATATATTCCGGAGGATCAGCTGGTGCTTTACTATATGGAAGAGCGTCTGCCTATTGATTTCCCTGCTTATTGTCCATCTGAGACGTCAATCACCTTCCCCAATGATGCCGATGCTTCGCTTATTCGTTTAGGTGCAATGCGGGTAGGGAGGATATGGATGCCGACGGTGTATAAAACGAGGCCAGGACAGATGGACTGTAGATACAGAGGCTCAGTTTATACTCGCAACTTCTCCGTGTATGTGCACTTTACGGTGCGTTACTGCCAAAGGAGGGGCTCAAATACCAGGAACATTATTGTTGATTTCAGGATAGCTGAGGTGTTGAACCAGGTGATTTTAAGGAGACAGTATTTGAGATGGTTAAGGAGACATGGGATGCCCATGAGGTGTCTGGAAAAGACTCCTGAAACTACTCAACGTAGGTTGATAATGATGTTCTACGTCTGGTACTTATCCACATTGATCAAGGTATTGTTTGATCGTTTGACATATTTCCTTACTCGCTACTTCTACGGAGTTCAATTTGTTGACCTCTCGAATGTGTACATAGCCTGGGGATTGACGACTAGGACTTATGCAAGAAACTACGTATATGGGCAGTATTGTAGATGCGATGTTGCTGGTGTAGCTGAGAAATGCGTACCGGTAAGGACGCCGTATAGGGTATACCATAAAGCATGAAGATAATCCGGTTAGATTATGATGGAAATATATCAGAGGAACAGATAAGAGAGTGGATTAAATATGCCTCTGAAATAATGGGAATTGAGGTAAAGAGGATAACTATATTTCCCAGTAGGAATGGGGGTAGACACGTATATGTATTTACCGATGATGTTACTGATATTCAGGCCTTTTTGTTTAGATATTATGCAAATGAAGATAGGAAAAGAATTAATGCTGATATAAGGAGATGGAAATACAATTATCCCATAGAGTATTCATATTTATTTTATGCCTATATTAAGAAGCCCAAGGCATTTAATACATTACCATTAGATTTTGAATTATGGGATTATTTATTAGCTAATGCATTAAGATATTATCCCTTATATAATGAGAACCCGTTCCCGGCGTCTCGGTGGAACCCGTTCCCGCCGTGACTATAGTTATAATAATATACTACTATGTGTGGGGGGAACCCGTTCCCGCTTTGAGCGTTCCCGCCGTAGACGCTTGGAACGTTCCCGCCGTGAGGTTCGGCTTTCTACTCCCGTAGATATATACATAATAATATACCTACTACATGTAGGAGAACGTGTTCCCGATGGATCGCGTTCCCGCCGTGCACCCGTTCCCGGTGAACTCGTTCCCGCCGTCCCCCTATGGAGAAATGTTTAAATATGTCACTTTTCTAATACTGATATGAGTCAAAATTCAGAGCCAATTACTGAAGTAGTGAATGAAGTAATGAATAAGGTAAAAGACCTATATGCCTTGAAGAGGCGGGAGTTAACAGTAACATCATTAACATCGTGTCTGAGAATGAGCTACTACTACATTACGCAGGGCAAGAGTGTCTCTGAGAAGATGTTAGTAGGTACTGAGCATCATGCATTCTTTCAGAGGCACTTTACGGAGCTGTTGGAACAAAAGGGTTATGTATGCATTCCAGAGTATGAGGTAAAGTATTGGAAACTAAGAGGTAGGGCAGATTTATTCTGCATCGATAAAGACGAGACGGGTATAATATTCGAGTTCAAATTCACCACACTGCCGTATAAGAACAATCCCTTTTACCCATTCTGGTACCGCCAACTTAAGTACTACGTGGCGCTTGCTCAGGTAATGCTTAAACACAAAATTGCCGGCATACTGGCGGTATCATCATTCGCCTTGGATAAGTGGGTCGTAGATGTGGTGGAGGTGGATAAGCCTTTAGAGGTGGTGAGCGAGATGGAGAAGAGGTACCACGATTTGGAGGAGGCGTTGGAAAAGAACACCCCGCCTATAGCTGAGAAGGGTAAGTGGTGTGAGTACTGTGCGTTCAGAAACGTGTGCTTCAACCAGCAACTGGTATGACTGACATATCGAAGCTCCTTAGGTTTGCGTCTGCATCAACCGCCAGGGCTTTGAGCTACCAAATCATTGCTGAGCAAATATGCAAAGCTAATGGATACCGGTGTTCTATCAATATTCTTCCGCATCTACCTGCAGACTTCATAGTGGGATCTCAGTATGATATCGCTTTTTGGGCCCACTACATCCTTCAATACGCCAACCAGCTCAGGTTCATCTACATGACTGTAGAAGGTGAGTTTATGAACGAGCACAGCTGGGTGAAGGTTAGGGAGCTCTGCAACCGCACTAGGTGTTACGTGCCGACTAAGTGGGGCAAGGAGCTGGCTGAGTCCCATGGGGTTAAGGTTCAAGACGTAGTTCCTCACGCTTTACCTGAGCCTATTCCGGATCCTCCCAAAGAAAGGCCAATAAGTGTGGTGTATCTAAACGCGTACTACAGCTTCCTGTGCCGTCCTCTTGCAACGGTGGCATGTATCGAGTGCGAAAGGAAGGGGTGGAGGTGGTGGGGCAAAGTCAGGAACGCGTTCCCAGACGCCCTTGGCTTAGTGAGTGGGTGTTCCAAAGTGGAAGGAGCCATAGGTTACAACAACGCCGCTATTGAAGACGTGTACCGGATCTTGGGGTTGGGGAAGGTATACCCAAACCTCTCCACCCATGAAGGGTTTGGCTTGAACCCCATTATGGCTCTGGCAATGGGGACAGCAGTAGTGTCGTGGGATATTCCTGTGTTCCGTGAAACCATGCCTGAGGCCGTGTTTGTTCCCGTCAATACTGAGCAGAAGTGCTACGTGGATCAGAGGTACATGTTGGAGCCGGGGTGGTTCATATTCAGGTGGGGAGACGTTAACCAATTCATCGAGGCCGTAAAGAAGGCAGTGAACACGACGGTAGATTACGCCGCAGTAAGACAGAGATTTAGCTCTAAATTATACACCAAATTCCTGTAAGAGAGAGTAAATGATAGTGTATTCCATGCCGCCTTATCCAGACATAAAATATCCTTACGTAATTGTAAACATATTTGACGAAACCAGCTTCAGATACATTAATCCGAAATGGGTACGGGCGGTAATAATTGATTCGGGTGTACACACAATATTTCATCGATATGCGCTTAGGGAATACCCAGGCGGATATCAGGCGTGGATAGCGAAAGTGGTTAAAATGGTGGAACGCCACAAGGGCATTAGTTAGCGATGTTTATGCAGTGGTGCCTGACTACCCCTCTGACTATGAAAACAACCCCATCGGCGACAATATTGAACGCACCATCCGGAACATCGAATATGCAACTACAAAGTACCCAAATGTAAAGTGGATTATCCCGATTCAAGGAAAGAAGGATGATGTGGCATCGGTTATAAAGACGTTTGAACAAGTAGTGAACATGGGGGTTCTGGATAGGTACAGCCACATTGCCATAGCGCCTACATGCACAACGCACAACATAAAATTCCTTCGTGATGTGTCTATGCTTATATGGAAACGGGTTAAGCAACTTGAAAAGAATGGGCGATACATTAAGATTCATATGTTTGGCACAACTATGAAGGCGTGGAAACATATAGCGCCATATATTGATTCAACCGACACAATTGTGACAAATTATTGGTGTTTGCCTCTGATGGGTAAGATGTGCACTACACGTGAAGAGAAAGAAAAGGCGTGGCAGATATTTCTCCAGAGAGTAGCGGAAGTAGAATCAATAAAGCGACTTTAAGCAATTTAAACCAATATTTTAAACCCATTTGGTTATAGATACTATCCCACACTTATTGATAATTCATGTCTTTGTTTGTTATCTGAATTGTACTGGCCTCCTTTTTATTAGGCGCTGATATTTGGCGTAGTTACGTGGACAGTCAGACATATAGGGTGCCGGTTTTCAATGTGGCATGCCCAGAAAAAGTGCGATAAATAGGGGAGGTGCCAAATTCCAGAAGCTCTACATGCGCATCCTAAACACTGTCAAGGCGCAGTTCCCCAACGCTCCGGATGAGGTAGTTGCTCAGCACGCGGCTGAGGGCGTGTACAAGTATGCGTCTGCCCTCGGTTACTACGAGGGTATGTGGAGGGGCTTCAAAGCGTATTTGGAAGGCAAGGGCGTGACTGATGCTTACCGCCACATCATGGGGCCTCTTAGGTCTGCTGTGGTTCACCTCGCCAGGTTGCAACTAACCGGCGCCACAGACACTGAGCTCGAAAACGCCATCAACGGCCTTGGTTTGCCTGACCCAGTGAAGAACGCCCTGAGAGAGTTCTTCATAATCGGCAAAGTCAAGCAGTAATCACACTAGACACCCACAGAAAACAACAACCCTTCCTTTTTTCGTTCTCTTTACACACTTACCCAATTCTCTGTATACTTCACGCCACGACACCTTAACCACAGAGTCAGGTATGCCGGCCAGTATATAGTGCCTCGATATCCACGCCGTCTTAATCTCGATGATGTATATACCTCTCTCGATTTGTTTAAGACACATCCTCCTTAGGTCGTTAAGGATAAGGGTCTTTACATACTCGCTCATATCTTTTCGCCAGAAGCCTTAATCAAATCCTCCGGTGCCGGTACATACTTCAAGTCCTTCGGCGTAACTGGCTTCTTACCCTTCATCATGGCTTCAAACCACTTGCAGTCAATGTACTTCTGCCACAGCTTCTTAAACAGCTCCTGTACATACGGCGAAGGTTCACCATCGATTACTTCTTCATCTTGACTGTTTACTCCAATCATCTCCTTCGCCAGCTCCATTGCTTTTTTGAGGTCGAACTCATCCGACAAGAAGTCGAACTTGTCGTTTCTGGCAAACGGCTTAAGCAGTCTTCTCAAAGCTTCGCACTCCTCCTTAAAGGCAATAAACTCCCTAAGCTCGGGACTTTTGACGTCAGGTTCACTCGGCAACGTTTCGTTAACCGCCAGCACATCCTTAAGCGCCTCCTTATACAATGCATCATCCAGGTCAATATCCACCACAGCCATACTCTTCCTCTTTTTCGGCTTCTCCTCCTCTACCTCCTCTTCTTCTTCGATTACTTCCTCCTCCGGAACTTCCTCCTCTGCCGTCATCGCTTCTTTACGAGGACTTTTATGTACCGGTCGTTTTGAAACGGCACTACCTCGATGGATAGTTTGTCCTCGGATACTCCCGACTTCACGAGGCTCCTCTTCATCCCGGCTAGGAACTCTTTCTCGGAGAAAGCAATTAATGCGTAGTCCTCCCTTATGTCGATAAGTGGGGTTAGGCCAAGGGCGTTCATCTTTGCTATGAATTCGGCAATTTTTCTGTCGATTTGAGGCGTGTTTGAGATAGACATGTGAGACACACCCCCGTCAGTTTATAAGCGTTTCGCTGGCGATCAGATATTTATGTGTGCAGAAACCATCGACCTATGTCCGAGATTCAAACAGTAGACCTGGGAGCAATACTCGGCGGGATAGGGCAGTTCCTAACCAGCTTCTTCAACACGTTAGTGCAGTACGCGCCGCTTATAATGACTGTGACTGTGGCTGGGTACCTCATCTACAGATACGCCGGCACCATAAGGAGAGCCATCGGCCAGCTCATAGGCTTCTTCTAAGCCGCCCCACTCCCGCCCAATAACCCCCTTTTTTCTACCGGAAAAGGTTAAATATTAGTACGTACTCTACCCTATGTCCTCTGAGGAGAAGAAGATCAGGGTCAAGAAGCTTAGGATCGTGGCAGATCAGCTTGTTATTGAGCCCTCCCGAATCATAATAAAGCGACCCGGTAAGGAGAAGGAAAGGAAAGAGGAGGAAGAGCTGTTAGGCTTTGAGGAAGAGGAGTTCTCGGAGGAGTAATGCCAAAGTATAGGGTACAGGTAGAGGTAGACAATCCGGAGGAACTGAAGAGGATTTTGTTTCCTGAGGAGAAAGCGGCTGGTGGAGCAAACGCGGCGTATGGGTACTACATAGTACAGGCCAAGGCGGCTGTGTCATCGGCATGCAGGCAGATCGTTGCCAGAAACATTGAGGCTGGTGAAAGCATCATAAAAGGCGTGATGGGGGCATTAGCACAGGCTAGGCAGAAGGCTGTATTAATCGCGGAGGATGAAGAGATTTCACAAGCGATGAAAATATTGAGGGAGCTGGCGGATATGCTTAAAGATCCAGACCAGACCAAGGCTCTTGAGTACTGCTGTAACTGGCTGGGGAAGACTGAGTGTCCATGATCAGCCAATGCACGAAGCAAAAGACAGATAATGGGGTGCTGTATGTAGAAATCGATTTGGATTGTATGGTGAAGTCGATGAATGTGCCGATAAAGGATGTAAAGTATAGGCTTAATGGAGGCATGCTCACTATTGAGGTTGTTCCAGATGTGGAAAGTATATTAAACACCGTTTTGAATAGGTAATGTGCAGGCCCTCTCCAGTCTTGGCCTTGGTTCTTCGATAGCCGGTGTAGCTGATAGGGTCTTCTCAGTAGCTAGGGAGCTGGGGGATATCGGGTTTCAAGCTTTTCAGAAGGTTTGGCCTGTTTTGTCGGATCCAAAGAAGGGGGTTACTATAGCGGTAGTCGGCATAAAGCTGATTGAGCAATTTTCACCAGACCCAAACATCGTAGATCCGCTTATGCAGTTTGCCGATTGGATGGAGAAGTATGACCCAAGCAACATATTGGGCCCGGAACCGCCTATATTCCAGATCAACTGGGATCAGATTAATGCTGTTCTTCCCGATGAACAGTGTGCATGGGGCGACATATTGTGCGGGACTAGGAATGCATTACGTGCAATTGCTAGGGGGATAATCGGCGGGTTTGCTGGGATTGGGTCGTTCATCTACTGGGCATTGTGGCACTTGGCGGCTGTTGTGATTAAGGCTGTTCTGCAGTTAGGTGCATTCATCATCAAGTACCTCATTGTACCAGTGGCTAAGGCGATTATTTCGGCTGTCAACAGCGTCTTCACCATAGTCAAGAAAGCTTTGTGTGTATATGTACAGTATGTAGCGCCGTTTATAACGATATACAGGGCGGTTGAAGATTTGGCCTCTGGAAGGAAGTGGAGGACGGCGGTAGACATAGCGGCTGGGATAGTGTTGCCTATGGCAGTGGTTGCGCAGGACTGCGGATTCCCATCCCCACTGCCGGTGCATGCACCCCCAGTCAGTGCACCAATACAGCAACCCATATACACCCCACCTCCCATGTACCGATACGCGTATGAGTACTATCTAGTGGTCGACAGCGCCGCCGCAATCATGACAAATAGAACAATCAAGGCATATGACATTATCGAGGTTAAAGAAGGAACCATTGGCGCCTAAACATGGGCTCGTTAATAATCAGGAGGGGCAAATACCTTTACGTCCTTGACGTAATCGGGTTTTTTCGAAAAGTCGTGGGGATCTGCTAGAACCTCGATATACGTACTCGACATAATTCCGATAGTTGAGGCGTTTAGGGTACAGCCAATTGAGCTGATATACCCGTCCGACCTGTATGCAGTAAGGGACTCAGCATATGTAATAAGGCGGTCAATACGTGCATATGATATTGTGCCCATAATTGACTATGTCTCTGTATCTCGTGTAAATATTATCCATGCATACGATGTTTTAGCCGCATACAGCTACGCATACGCCAGCCGACAGAATGTAATACACGCATACGACGTGATCACACAGCCCGACATAGCAACTAAGTCGGGCAAAGTAGCAATTTCGGTTGCCGACATACTTGTCTTTCCGGAGTGGTTTTTTCGTGTAAACAAGGCCCTAAAGATTTTCGAGTACTGCACACCATTTGAGCTGGCTACTGCATCTGCAGTACCGGGTATACGCGCTGACGACTTCGCCACGGTTTACGACCTAGGATCGCTGAATACTAAAAAGGCCGTATCTGCATTCGACGGATTAATTGTCGACGGCGCATCATATAACATTGTAAAAGCGGTATCTGTATTGGACAAGTTGGTTTCAGACTCCGTCACGATCTCTAGGTCATACTCCTCACTCTTCTTCTCGCTGTTCAGGAGGAGGATACCGATAAGCTACCGCACTTTGCCAGTACTTGACAGCTTAGGCATAAGCGACTACGCCTCAGTTAAGAAGATAATTGTTGCAACAGTCAGTGACTATGCCGTAAGCGACTCAGCATCAGCAAAAGGCGCAGTAGCCATATTGATGCCAGACTACGGTATATTGCTCGATTCATATGGCATGAAGAATTTGACAATTCATGCATTTGATATAGTTCCAGTAGCCGATTACGCCACTGCAATAAAGGCGGAAGAAGCAAAAGCTACTGACTACACATTGGTCAGAGACTACACGAATGTAAGCAAGATATCTGCAATTGCTACGTTAGATTACCTAACAATTAGTGAGTATGCAGATACCAAGAAGGCGGTAGCAATAACAGCACTTGATAAACTGTTAACTGATTCAACATCTACATCTAAATCGTACTCGCCGTTCCTCTTTACATTGCTTCGGAGGAGGATACCGATAAGCTACCGCACCTTGCCAGTACTTGACAGTATTGCTGTTTCTGACAGTGCCTCGTTAAAGAAGTTCATCATTGTTTCGGCTGGTGACTACGGCTTGATATCTGATGGCTCGTTGGCTAGAAATGTAGCGTTAAACGCGTATGACGGTGTAGTTGCAGATGTTGTGTCGGCGATACAAGCAAAAGTAGTAAGTGTAAATGACTACATAGCCGTTTCTGAATCCATATCACCGGTCTTAGCGAAGATGGTGACCGTGTTGGATAAGTTAGTCTCAGACTCAATCACGACGTCTAAATCATACACATCGCTGTTCTACTCAATACTACGAAGGAGGATACCGATTAGATATTTGAGATTGAGTATAGCTGATACTCAGGCAGTCGCAGACTCTGCCTCCGTAGTTAAGATAAAGATCGTATCAGCCTCTGACTACGTCGTTTCTGACTACAGTACTGCAGTAAAGACGTCGGCATTAGAGACGAAAGACTACATACTTGCCTCAGACTCTGCCAAAACGACTGCGATAAAAACGGTGCTGGCGTTAGACAAGTTAGGCGTTTCAGACTTTGCTGTATCTATTGCGAGGAAGACGTTGTCTGTATCTGATTACGTGATTTATGATTATGTCCCAAGTATTAACCCGAACGACATACTGTTTATGTCTATGTACTCAAACAGCGCAATTAGCGGCATATCTGCCGCTGATATATATGCCTTCTATGAGCGTGTTGATATTGTAAACAGGAGTATTGTAGCTAGCGACTCGGTTGCAATATTTGAAAGCATATCTGTTGTAAAGCGGTAGTTAGGTATTTAATTTGCGACGTGTATTAGACTGTGCCTGTCTTTGGAGGCGTAGCCAGAGTGAATGTTGGAGGTACTTTGTACCTATTCGACAAGCTGTACGTTACCCTTTACCTGAACAAGCGCCTCCCGGTGGATTCTGCTGTATGCACCTACTTCAACGGGTCGTGGATGTGCGGCAGTACTCTGATCCCCGCTGGAATCGCGGGTAGGCAGGGCGAATATTATTCGGCGGTTCCGCTGATAGACACAAAGCTTAATTACTCCTTAGCTTCAGTTCCCTCTTCTGAAATTACAGTAGTGGCGGTGCACAACAGCAACTATGACCCAACTAAATATGCTATCAAGATAGACCCTAAATACTTATATGCGTTCATATGGGAGAACCTCAGCCGTGATGAAGCACTATACATTACATGCTACGATTCAACCAGCCCATACCCAACAAGCATCATGTATATACAGGGGCCAACCGTTTTCTTCGCATACCATGACCCAATAAGTGGATACGACAATGGTGGAAGCGGCAACTGTGACTATGTATATGCTGAAGTTATAACTAGGCACGACACATCACATGCCCCATCTCTCCTTAAGATTTCAAACGTAGCATACATTACGCCTATCTCAATTGCTCTATTCGCATATGGAAGGGGGATACTGCCAGGCACTAAGAAGGACTTCTTGACCGTAATGGTAGACCTTACGTCGGTAAGTTTATAAACATTCACTTAGCCACGGCTCAAATGTCTCCGGTATATGCACCTGACCCGTGTATCTAAGCCAATTTACTACCGCCGCCGTACCGGTATGGTCTATAAGCTTGTAAAGCTTATAAATCAGTGAAGTCTATCACATATGCCTATTCCAAAGTCTGACTATGAAGTAGTCATGGACATACCCCAGTGGTTGCTGAAGAAAATGGTTAAGGTAGATCCTTCGCCTATCGCAGGCGGCGATGGAGAAGGTGTATATTACGTCGGCAAGTTCTCCGATACGTGGGCTCCCGAGGATTTACGTAATAGAGTATTCTATTACCTCCATGCCAAATCCATACTTTCTCCTGATATCAAACCCGCAAATACCACACCTCAGTGCTTAAGTGGCGATAATGCTTATGTTGGCGATCCGCTGTTTGACATAGGGGCGACATCTGTATCGCTTGCGTTTTTCCAGACGTTCTGCGCTCCTGCTGGCGCAACTGCGAACTGGAGTAGCTGTTTGGATCCTCAGTTTGAGTCTGGCGGTACATGTTACTCAAGCTCCACCATAGGCTCGGTGGATTATAGTAAATGCGTAGTTGCCGCTTCAACCTACTATGGGCCGTATATGTTTATTCACAACGTGGCACCTGCATCTAACACCGATATTACGAGCGTGACGGCGTTTTCTAGACCGTGCCCGGTATATTCATCTGCCTATGCCCTAAGCGGTAAGACTGAAACTTCTGGTAAGCTTCTTATCAGAGCTGTGGGTTGCGATGATTCTTCGAACAAAGTTAAGTATGTTAGGTATACATCGGAGGATAGGAACCCTACATCGTATACGATAGCTTACATTGGGCTTGGTATAGCTACCTCAGCGTCAGGCGTGCAACACTGGTTTAGGTATGCATTACCCAGCTCAGTGACTAAGTCATCAACCGACTATTACTACTACATCTACACGATTGGGTTCCAGTACCAGTAGCCGCATGTTGAAGCTACTTAGGCGCTTGCTGAAAGATGAAAACCTCGTAGGCTTTTCGCTGGTTAGGAACAAGGTATATGTTAAGACTCCTGCCGTTGTGCCTAGGGAGTTGGGGGAGGTTGAGGTGATTGGTGAGCCTAGGCCGTTTTTTCGGTACCCCTTCGGGTGCTCGCCTGACTTCAAGGTCGGCGGGAACGGATTCCTGACGGCTCAGCACTGTGTAGGTATAACTCGATACCAGGGAGAGGTAAAGATGAATGATGGTATGTATGCAAAAATTGTTAAGGCTAATCCTTGGGTTCCGCTTAGTAGGTGGATGCTGTTTTGGTGTTTTGTTGAATACCTGCTTACCGGCAAGACAGTTAGCTGTTTGAATAAGGACTGGGCAACTATCGACAGCGGGAACGAGTTCACATCGACTCCCGTCGGCGCACTTTCCGGAGGCACTGAGCCTCCAGGCATGTCGTTCTTTGCTCCATATGTCTCTAATCCAGAGGAGTGGATAGGTAAGGAGATATGTGGAGTGTCGTATGACTACGACGTTCAGAAGTATGTGTTAGGTACGTGGCAAATTTCGGATTTAGGCGTGGTGAAGTATGAAATCGAGGGTAAGGTGTATCCGGTGTTTGCGTGGTATGCTAAAGGATACAGCAAACCAGGTTTCAGCGGCACGAACGCGTTCCCGGCGGGAACGTGTCCCCGCCTTCCGGAGGTGAAGAAGCTGGAGGCAGTAGACTACATAGTGGCAGATAAAGCTTAAATATCCCCACGTATTTTTTTTCTATGCTTCCACTCGAAAATACAGTCACATCTACAGCCACAGCTTTTTGGGTAGGTATTGTAGTTGCCCTTATCCACTACGCAATAAGGAGGAGGGTGGTTGAATTATTCGGCACTGGCTTTGGCATGATCATAGTTGGCTCTGTGGTGCAGTGGTGGGCCACCAACTACATAGCGGCGTATGGTCTGTATATCGGCATAGCCGGCATTTCGTACCTCGTTGTTTCAGCAATCATCTTGGTGTTCAAGGCGGTGCAGTACAGCGCAAATATACTGTCCCGAGCCGTAGTCCACAGTGCAGAACAGCAACCCCAGGGACAGAAGCTCCTAGAGTGCCAATGTACCTGCCGCTAATAGTAACCGCCTTTCTTTTTTCCTACTGGTTCTTCAAGAAGAGGTTTAAAGCCAAGCCTCTCAGCCTCCCAATAAATGTGCAAACTGGCGACATAATCCATGGCGCATTTGGATCGCTTCTTGCAAACCTCTCAATGCACCAAATGTACGTCGATGTGATGGTTGGGGTGCTGATGTACCTCGCATACCAGTTTACAGAGTTTGCCGTTAAGCATGATGAAGTATATAAGGACATCGCGACGTTTACAGCTGGGTACTTTGGCACTCTGGCTGTCGGCGGCATTCCGCTGTGAAAAGTTTATATTTCCCGGAGGAATAGCTAAGCATGGTATTTAATACTGCAGCTGCACGTTATGCATACGGCATAGCACTTAATTGGGCAACTACGCCTGGTACATATTGCCAAAAAAACACATCTGCCAGCGACTATGGCCAGTGCTACTACATTTGGCAAAAAGCTATTTTTATTCAAACCGATACTACTACTTATCCAGTAGGATCTCTTCCATGTGAAACAAACGGCACATGTATTAGATATACGTCTACTACGTGGAACAGGACGCTTGACACAATATTTAGCTATTCAGGCAAACAGGCGATTGTGCAGTACTTCTGGAGCAGGGCGCATTCGTCTACCCCGTTTAGTAGCAACATATTGATTTCATCATCTGTGCCTATTCCTCTTCCCTCAAACATTAGTGGAGATTATACATATTTCCTTCCAGCTGTTCATTATGAGCTTTCTTCTTGGCCTATTTACGACCCGGTTGCTAATTTTAAGGCATATCAAAATCCGTACACCATAACGTCTGGGTATGTACTGATAATTAGGTGGAGCGGCATGTTCTTTACCAATACTGCGAATGTAAACGTTTATGAGGGCAATAGGAACAACATATGGTATGCATTTGACTTGCATGTTGTTTGGGCATACGAATCTTCTCCTTTGGCAATTATCCCTCTTGACTACGACAGAAATTATGTGCAGTATCAGGAGCTCCGCAATGTGTTCGGCTACGCTGTTACTGGCATCGACCAGCCCGGCTGGAACGCCGACGACATGATCCGCATGCTGAAGGAGCTATTTCCAGACAGGGCATGGGCGGTGTTCGATGACAGACCAGACACTCTGTACCTCTACAACCTAACTCCCGACTTTGTCCCCGACTGGCTGATAGAGAGACTTACCCCAGTCTCTATGAAGGTGCTTAAGTCCCCGTCAGACTCCTCCATCGCTAAGGCTTGGCTTGATGAATTAAACCGGAGAAACGCATATAACCAGCCTCCGGCTGGGACAGTATGAGCGGCAGACCTAACCAACCCCCGACTGTAAACCCACCCCCTCAAGGAGGTGGTAAGCCTCCCGATGTGGGCAAGCCTCCACCTGCAGTACAGCCTCCCGGGAAGAAGAAGGCCAGGATTAGGAAGCAGGGTAAGTGGGTTGATGTAGACGTCGATGCTGAGGTTAGGAAGGGCAGATTTAGGTACGTTAAGTTAACCGACGACGACGGTCTTGAAACGTACTGGTTAGCTCCGGAGTAAAGCTTAAATATTTCTGTTTTCTTTTATGCTATGGCAGTTGTAGAAGGAATGTACTACGGATTTATGGCAGTTGCCGCGTTCATAGGCTTGCTACTCCTGTTGCTGTTCTTCGCATCTCATGCCGTGCTTACGGCTGACAGTATGAAGTGGAGGGCGCTTGCGTATATAGTTGCGGTGTTTGACGCCTGGTTCATAGGCGCTATATTCGGCACGCTGTCGTGCAACGAAGTGTGCCGGAAAGGAGGTGAAGATGGTTCTGCGCAGGATTAAGTACGCGTTGGATGAGCTGTGGGACAGGATAACCGAGTTTTTTGAATTAATTGGATTCCTCCTCATGCTTGCTCTGTTTGTCCTATCGTCAATTATTGTGCCGTTTGCAGTCGGCTATGCCGTGTTTGTTGTAGTTACGTCTCCCGTCGACTCAACAGTTAAGGTCATCATATTTGCGGCATACTCGTCTGGCCTGATTGTATACGGTACATACCTTGAGGGCTACGGGTGGAGGGAGAAGGTGAAGGAGGTTAAAGCATCGCTTGATGAATGTGAGAGGAAGGTGCTGTCGATAATGGACGTGAGGAGGTGCCTAGACGGCAGGAGGTCTAGAAGGTGTGCAGATGCCAAGGCCTCGGTTGAAAGCAAAGTGTACGACGCCGTTAGGTGCATAGAGGCAGTCAATGAAAAACTTTAAATATTTCCACATTTTTTTACTTAATGACTCTAATAATAAGGCTTACGACTGACAAGACTCCTGAAGTTTTTGCGATATTTGAGATTGATCTTAAGGACGGTAGCAAGATCAAAACGTGCGCCGTCCTTGAAAGGCTTGAGAAGGTCAAGGCGTACTACATCTACAGGGGAGGCGCCGAAGATATAAGGGTCTACGACGTTAAGGACGTCGCATACGACGGGTCTGAGTGCACACCCAGCCAGCCGCCTGACGACGGCAACGTGATGGTGTACTCGCTCAAAGTCGACGTCGAAGACCCGTGCAAAATCAGAAAGTATGCAAAGCTCATAGTTGAGTACAAAGACGGCACGAAGATCGAGGTATGCGGCGAGTTTGCAGGAATTCCTGTGTACTACGCCGAGTACAGGTCGTGTATCGATATCGATGTTGACAAGATCTTCCGGGTCAGGCTTGTCTCGATGGGGTTTAAGCCGGCGGAATGATGTGCAGGATAAACCTCAGGTGCTTCTTCAAGTCGCTGTGGAACCTGCTTAAGCAGGTTGGGATTTTCATCGGCATGATTGCCGCGGTCATATTGCTAGCATTTGCAGTCATATTAGCCATAGCCGCTGTGCTCTGGTTTATCTACTTCATCACTACCTTGGATCCGATGATATTAGTTGCGGTTGTTGTTGCGTTTTTGGCATATGTCACGATTGCTAGTCTGTTTAGAAAGCAAACTTAATTCGACGGCTCTCCTCCCCACCTGCCTGCTGGCGCTTTGGTTATGAGCCTTCCGGCATGTGGGGATTCACGCCGCCGGGCGCCGCTAATAAATTACTAACATAAATTTAAGGTTTTCGCTGGGGTTTGTACTTTTCCAGCATCTCACCTATTGCCTTCCTGACCAGCTCCGACCGGTTTACGCCGCTGTACTGTGCCTGTCTGTCTAGCTCGTTAAGCATCTCCCTGGGGAGGTGGAACGATATCAGCAACATCTTTTCCTTTTCTGTCCCGTTTGGTTGCTGTTTTGCATGTCTTAACGATTCACACAGGGCATCTATATTTTTCAGCATATTTTCGGCATCTTCAAGAGGAATGATATATACTCCCCTCCCGTACATGTACTTTGAAAACAGCTTCTTTAGGTACTTGGCATAAGGCAGGTGGTACCTCCTCCTCCCCTCCTTCCTAAGCATCCTCCTAAGCAAAACGGCCACACAGCACCTCCTGTACCTCTTAGCAACATCAACGTACCTCTCAAGGTGCTCCCTCAAGTCTTGGCAAAACATGTCCTGGATGACATGCCTCCCTCATTGCGGTAGTATTTAAGCTTTTCCCGGTACCACATATATACATACCTCCCCACATACGTGTACCTGTGTGTATAGTGGTGTATATATCCCCCACCTCCCATACACACAGAGAGACG